GATCTGTAAGCGTCTGATCGTCCTCAGGAGTTACAATAGTTTCTAATACTTGCAGACCAACTCTATAAGATGGTGTAGTTGCAAATTGATCAAGGATAATTTCTTGTTCACCGACAGAAGTAAAGAATCCTTTAATAAAATAGATACCAGGAGTAATCTTTGCAGCAGAACCAGTATGTGTTGCATTTTCAGTGACACACTTTGCAAAGTCAGTGTCTGCCTGAATTACAGTTTCCCCAATACTAAAAGATTCTTCTGCTAAGAGAATTTCATCATCAGCAAATGTTCCAGACGTATTTGAAGACCCAGCACTTGTATACTTAACATAAAGAGTCGTTTTGCCCTTTTCCGACTCTTCAGACGAGATTGCATTTACAACTCTTGCCTTTACCCCAGAAGATTGACCAATAATGGTCTTACCAACAATATATTGTCTAATCGTATCTGCAGAGATGCCAAAGTACTCATCTTCAATAAGTACAGAAGTGTAATACAGATCAAAAGAAATTTGACCTGGAATGACCATAGCACCATCTTTATAGATGCTAGATCCAAATTTTTCAATTTGATCCTGCAGTAAGGATTGCAGAACTGTTAGTTCCCTCGCCTGCAGAGGGAATCCTGGTCGAAACAGAACTTTATGAAAGTTATCTGTTGCGTCAAAGTCCTCAAAATATGGAGGAGTGTTCAGGTTAGTTGTCTGGGGCATCTCTTAGAACTCTAAAATAATTTTGAAATCTTCCGTCTGGTCTTGTGCTCTGGAAATTGTATTCCTATTATCTATGTAGATGATTTCTCCAGACCCTCTTACGATGTCTGGTTCTGAGACAGTATTGATAGTAACGGTTTCTGAACCAATAACAATGGTTTCACCATCTACAAATGATGGTCTAGCACCGTTGCTGTTTTGACCAGCAGTGAGAACATTTTCTTGTGTGAAATAAATCGTGTAAATATTGTTTGTAGTATCTGGTTCATAATGAACAATTCTACCAGATGCACCACTACCACCACCTGGAGTTGAAATCAACAGATCATCATAATCCTCTTGGGCATTTGCCAGAGGACTTGTACCAGGAGTAGTATATGATAAAGTCATTTTTCTAGCGCCATTCAATGTGTCTGAATTGCTAGTTGTTACAGGATTATAAATGATTCCAACAACACTAAAATCATTACCAAATACAAAATCATCATTTTCCAACTTACAGTGGAGTGCTAATCTATAAGCACCCAACTCCAACGACAACCCTGTAGTTGCCATACCTTCTTTAGGAGCAATGATTGGTTCTAAAACAGCATTAGAACCGCCTGTAGTGTTGATTTGAGCAAAGGTGTATCCACTTCCAGGATTTAAAACTTTAAGTCCTGTAATCGCACCTGCAGCGTCTGTAGATGTAACTCTAACTCTACCATTAGTACCATCACCAATAATATCAAATTCAGAGTTTGCAGTATAATTAGTACCTGCTGCTTTAATGACTACATTATAAATAGCGCCACCATAATTTGAAGACGGTGCAATAGCGTTATTAAGATCAATGCTAGTTTCTTCTGGAATTGGAATATACTCATCACTCTTAAATTTTTCAAAGTCATTAGCATTTACACTGAATAGGTATTTCCAAACATACCCATCAGATAAAGTGAATGGAGCACTAGTTGTTGATGAAGGTTCAACAGTAGATGCTGAATTATTATTATTGTTTAAACACTTATATACTTTATACTCAGAAGTAACTACAAAGAAGTCCGTCTCATACAGATTGGTTTCTGTATTGAGACCCTCAACATAATTTACAACATTGCCAGTACTATTAACAATAGATCCATAATTATGACGATAAATGTCATAAGTAGTGCCTGATGACCAAGTATTGTTAGGGATTACTCCTCTAATTTCAGAAGAAGGGATTTTCTTCAACCCAATCATTTGGTCATAGATATTGAATGCTGCTTCCTGGTTGTCAATAGGATTGACTGGTTGGTTATTAGTCCAACCATCTGCTTTTGCAAAAAACAGATACAAGTTAACTGCACTTACAGTTCTATTACCATTCCCATCGACAAACTGTGGGTCTTCACCTAAAGCAACCCTCTTTCTGAAATTCTCAGCAAGAACTACCCTAAATCTATCGGTTAAAATTGCCGCCATCGTTAAACAGTTTTCTTTTTATTTATAGGACTAGAAGTTATAATATACTTCAGCACCAACAGTCAATGATTGATATACTGCAATAAGATCATGATCAGTTGTTTCTAAGTTAGTGCCATTGATTCTATCCGTATTAAGGATGAATTGTGCTGGATCATCAAGTTTCAAATACAAATAGTTGTTAGTGGTATCCCAGTTAATCACTTGAGCAGTTTTACCACTCTGGAAGGTAATAGATCTGTATTGACTTCTAATACCAACTGCTGAAGGATCAGATGTAAATGTTTCAGTAATTGGGTTGCCATCATATGCACCTACTTGAATGATCTGATCAAATGGCAAATCCGTACCAAGTTTCACACCTTGAAGTTCATCCATATCCCCATTAACTGAAGGATTTCTTGGAACAAACGTAGTATATCTAGCATTAATCTGCCTTGCGGGGAAGTTTCCTGCAGCAGGTAACGAGAATGTAATTAAATTAGTATCATCATCTGGATTTGCTGGCAAATCTGTAGAAATATCTTCAATTTCAATTGATGCAATAGCAGTTGTATATAATGTTGCTCCAGTTAATGGGAATACACCACCTGGAAGAGAAACAATTTCTGAAGGCAAGGTTCTTCTAACTCTAAGAGATTCTCTAACCTTTGCAGTTCTTTCTAAATCTGCTAACCACCAACCATACTCACCAATACTACCTGGGTTAATTCCAGAGAGTGGATTTGTATTCCTTTGTCCATTAGAATTAGTAGTTGCTAATCTAGTCGCACTTAATACATTAATAATACCTCTTGGCGATACTTCATTCTGTTGAACAATAGTGTCTCCAGATTCAACAGTAGCGTCAACATCAATACTTTCATAATCATCTGAAGAACCAACAAAAATATATCCTTCAAATTCAGATCCAAACTTTGGAGGTGATGAGAATACAATCAAACTACCAAATAACTTGAATGATGATAAAGATTCTGGGTATGCTTCATCTCTACCAAATTCTGTAGTTGATGGAATTTGGTATACACCATCAATAAACAAAATCAAGTTAGCAGAAATATTCGCTTCTGCTCTTCCGTTAGAAATTAAACTAAAGATCTCT